ATAATATTATATTATATTATCATATAAGTCAAACACTTTTAAAAGAGAGAAAAGAATGAATTTAGAATCAGGCGCCAAGAGACATACGGTTAACTTTGTATTACTAAAAGAAGAGCAAAATATGCTCGATCAACTCGTTTTACTTATAAGTATTAAGAGGGGCAAGGTAGTCACCAGGAGCTTAGTATGCAGAGGTTTGATTGAACTTGGCCTTAAGTATAGTGATGAACTATAACCTAATTAGCTTGCCAGTGCGGTTATTTAGCGTAATCTTACGGACGTCGTTATCTTAATTGAGACCGGCAGAACTAGTAATAGCACAAAGGCCCCGGATGTACCGGAGCCTTAGAAATTTATCCCAAACGCCCCCCTCTAAGGAGTCTTGATAGATGAATCAAAAAATAAACCAAACCAAAGGAGATAATTCAAATATCAAAGGATCAAAGATCAAAGGAACTAGCAAGTTATTAAAATCTAAGATTAAAGGATTTAACTTCAAGGAGATAATTGACAATACAAACACCAAAGTTGATAATCCAAACACCAACTCAGAGAATTTGTTTTTTAATACAAACGCCAAAGGAGATAATTCAAACATCAAAGTTGATAATTTAAACACCGAAGGAGTTAATTTGTTTTTTAATTCAAAGACCAAAGGAGATAAACTACAATGAAGACTATACTATCTTCTACTACTAGTCAAATGAATATCGATAAAAGCTTGGATCTACCACGTTTTCTCGATACCAACCTTAATCATTCGGATCATAGGATCTTTAGGGCGCTTCTTATTAAGTGGGAACTGTATGGTACGGTCTACCCTTCTCAATATACATTAGCAGATGAAGCTGGGGTTAGCCGTGGAACGGTACAGCGTCGCCAACCAAAGCTTATTAAGCTAGGTCTTTTCTCGCTAACCCAAGACAAGTGGGACCAATCCTACAATTACTATTTACACCCTACCTTCCTAAGACCCTCGGTAATGGCGCAACTGAAAAGATATTATCTTGGCTTTATGACTATTTGTATGTTGGTTTCTCCGATACTAAAAGGGGGTGAGTCAATACGAGGTGTTGAAATTAATACTATACAAAATCCTGCGTTGGTGTTGGAACCTGGCGCGTCAGCTTTGGTCAATTTACCGCAAAGTGAGTCTTACAAAGACGCTCTCAATGGATGGCATGTGGAAGATAGGGGACCCTCGATGGATGTGCTGGAAGAAAAAGAGGCATTCGAGATTTTGGAAGGCATCTTTGCTACTCCTAGAAAGCAGAATGCGATGGAGGAATGGAGCCCGGAGCAGCTTGCGATCATTTCTGGGTACCCAGGAAGAGCGGTTGAGTATGCAAGGTACAGGCTCGAAGTACTGTCCTCAAGTGGCAAGGTAGCTACAGGCCAGTTCAGTTACTTGATGGCGATTATTAAATCGTACGATCCAAAAAGAGATAAGATTCCATCAACGGGAATGATGAAGGGTTACAACAATCAGGGAGGCATCAATATGCCATACCAAAGGCCTACAGCGGGACCGATGGCTATCTACAAGCCCAAGAAAGAACGTGTGATAGAGACTGATTTTGAGTTCGCTGCGAACGTAGAAAGAATTCTACACCAGAGGATGATGGACGGTACTTTACACAAGAATGCGGGTCTAGATACAAATCCTAGGTTGAAATTGTTAACGCCTGAAGAGATTGCTCGTGTTATGTCGGTGCATAAGGGGTGCCAGTGCAGGCCTAGTGGCGATGAAATGTACTCTTCGATGATACAAAAAGCTTACGGGATTAACCCTTCAGATGTTACACCTAATATTAAAGAGGGCACTTCATGGAGCCAAGTAATTCTTGCCGGGGAACCAGAACTTGGGTACGATCATGGTTCGGTAGAAACTGTTGAATTTGATGACCAAAATTTCTTTTAAGGGAGGCCTGTGAGGCTTATTACATGCTTACTGATAATCACCTGTTATATGTTTCTGTATAATATTGTGTGCACACCAATGATCCCACAAACATTTCTCGTACAGCAACGAGCAGATAATGCCAATGCTAACGAGCCTGGTAGACAACCAACAAGGACTGAAGAAGTAACCTCACTTATGCAAGACACTGGTAAAGGGCACCGAAGGCAACGACGACTAACCCCTGAGCAATCTATACTTTTGACCCAAATACATTTACAGGAGCAAGAGGTTGAAGCCATCACTAAACGCAAAGCAGCTTGCTATGCAATGGTGACTGGTATAGTATCTGCGATATTGACCGCCGCTGTAACCATCGGAGTTCACTTTAGCAATTGCCCCCCACGTTAAGAGACATATATGAAATTTACTATTTTAGGAAAGCCCCAGGCGTTAGCCAGGCCACGCGTTACCAAAACACACACGTATAATCCTCAACAACAAAAGACAGAAGAGGTCTTCTATGACCTTCAACGACAATACAGGGTCCTCAGCGGGGCGCTCAAAGTCCCATATAAGAAGGCCCTTCAAGTGATCATGACTTTCTACATGCCCATACCAAAATCATGGTCTAAGATAAAACAGAACGAAGCTATCGGTAGACCCGTGCAGACCAGGCCCGATATTGATAACATGATCAAATTCTACCTAGACGCTGGCCAAAATGCCCTATGGTTAGACGATTCGTTTGTAACACATATCATCGCTAAGAAGCTCTATGACCATACCCCCAGGACAGAAATTCAAATCGTAGAGTTTGTTACATAAAATAGGATTATAAAATGATAAAAAAAGTAAGCCCCAAAGATATCTACACAACAATCAAGTCAAGTAAGAAGTCGGACAATCTAAAGACGTTTCACAATGTGCCTTTTATTGACGATTTTACGTTTCAGAAAGCTGGCTCCTTTGAGCTGTTTTTACAACAACTAGCAGTCGAATGGGTGGATTGGACTATCGCGAATGAAGATGTTTTAACCTTTGGGCAATTCTACATTCGAAAGAAAGTAGCACGGACTACTTTTCAAGGGTGGACCGCAAGGAACGAGAACCTACTCAAAGCACAGGAATTTGTTCGTCTCATTTTAGGAGTTCGAAGAGAACTTGGGGGCCTTCATAAGAAATTAGATACACAAATGGTTGTGAAATCTATGTCGCTTTATGACGAAGAGTGGAAAACACTTGAGACCTGGCGAGCTACTATGGCAACCAATATAGTTGGAGCTGGCGGTGGGGTAACCGTTGTGGAAGTACAACGTTTTAGCGATACAGATGTAGAGGTAGATAAGAAGTAATGACATGGAAACACATATCAATTACTTGTGCATGTATGAATCTGACTTTTTAAAACCATGGGATATAAAAGATGATGCGTAAATTACTTGATTGGATATTTGGTAGAAAATCTAAGCCCACACCCGCAACCCCCGTGTGCTCTTGTAAGCCAACACGAGCTGAACAACCTAAGGTCGTTGTTGGTACTGTAGGGCGGGTAGGACGTCCAACTGGTTCGAAGGCAAAAAACAAGTGAAACTAAATGTTGAAACAAGGATAAAATTGGACAAGTTTACTGCAAGATCTTATCAGATTCCTATATGCACGGCCCTCGAGAATAAAGGGTACAAAAAACTACTAGTTGTACTGCCTAGACGGGCAGGTAAAGATGTGTGCGCCTTTAATCTCACGTTAAGGGCAGCCTTACGAAAAGTAGGCGTTTACTTCTATATTTTCCCAACATATGCCCAGGGGCGTAAGGTTATTTGGGATTCGATTACAAACTCCGGTGCTAAGTTCTTAGACTTTATACCGAAAGAGCTTCTATCAGCCACCAATTCGCAAGAGATGAAAATTACACTAACAAACAGTTCTATTATTCAACTTGTGGGTTCTGATAACTACGACTGCTATGACGAAAAGACAGAAGTCTTAACGGAAGACGGCTGGAAGCTTTTTAAGGATTTAAACCAGACAGAACGGGTAGCGACATTAAAGGAGGGATCCCTTGTTTATGATCTTCCTTCAGCTTACCAGCAGTATGACTATAACGGATTAATGTACGGAATTTCCAATAAGTTCATGGACTTCCTGGTTACACCAAGACATAGATTCTTAGTTTATTCAAGTAAAGGCGTTGCAACGTTTAAAGAAATAAGCGATGAAACAATAAAGAATGGCAAGATACCCTCAACGTGTGATTGGTCAGGAGAGGAAAGAGAAGTCTTTAAGTTCCCTGAAGTAGAATATTCTGATAGCTCTCATCATGAAGTTATAAATAAAGAACTACCAATGGATAAGTTTGTAGCTCTTTTAGGTATAGCTCTTTCAAAAGGCTCGATTTACTCCGACCAGGAAACAAATCGAGTAACTATTTTTCAAGAGAAAGAAGCTGTAAGGAAAAAGATAAAGGTACTTCTAAAAGAATGCGATATAAACTTTTCCATAGAATCGAAATGTTTCATTTTTGAACACAAGCAGATGCATTCTTATTTTTCTTCTTTCGGCAAACAAGACAAACGATACATACCAAAAGAAATAAAATCATTGAGCAAGAAGTATCTTCAGATATTATTCGATTGGATGCTTTTAGGAGATGGGTTCATAAAAAGGAATGTGACTACTTATTACCACTCAACTTCAAAGTCTCTTGTTGATGATATGCAAGAGGTGGCTATAAAGCTCGGTATGTGTGCCAACATCCATATAAAGCCACACGGTTTAAATCCTCCTCTCTATGAGCTAAGGTTTAGAGAGTTTAAGTTTAAACGACTTTACGGCCGAAAAAAGGATACATACATATTTAAAAGTGAGTATGCCGGTAAGGTATATTGCCTTACTGTTCCTTCTGGTGTTGTAAAAGTAAGAAGAAACGGTAAAGAACTTTGGAGTGGTAATTCGCTAGTTGGGACTAACCCCCAAGGCTGTGTATTTTCAGAGTATGCTCTACAAGACCCACGCGCTTACCAACTAATCCGTCCAATTTTGACGGCGAACGGGGGTTGGGCGTTGTTTATTTCAACGCCACGGTAACGAGGCAAAAATCACATGTGGGAGCTCGCACAGATAGCACAACACTCCCCGGATTGGTTCTATTACAAGCTCACCATAGAAGACACTCATCACATTCCCCTTTCAGAGATTGAAAAAGAACGACAAGAAGGGATCATGTCAGAAGATTTGATCCAACAAGAATATTTCTGTAGCTTCGAGCTGGGCGTTGAGGGATCTTATTATTCCAAATATATCAATAAGCTGCGCCTTAATAACCAGATAGGGAATGTGCCCTGGGAACCTGCATTTAAAGTACACGTTGCTATTGATATTGGTGTTCGTGATAGTACCAGTATTATCTTTTACCAAGTGGTTGGGATGACCATTAGGATTATTGACTATTATGAGAAGTCCAAAGAGGGGCTTGAGCATTATGCCCAATTGATTAGGTCAAAGCCGTACCTTTATGGGAAGTTCTTTGCTCCGCACGATATTGCCGTTAAGGAATGGGGATCGGGGCTGACAAGACTAGAAAAGGCGCGGCAGTTAGGGATCCCGTTTGAGACGGTAAGTAATGTTTCCATTGATGATGGCATTGAAATGGTAAGATCAACTTTGCCAAAGTGCTGGATAGATGAGAACAATTGTAAGTTACTTATTAAGTCTCTAGAGAACTACCGCCAAGAGTATGATGAAAAGAAACGCACATACAAGTCGACACCTCTTCATAATTGGGCGTCGCATGCATGTTTTGTTGGTGATACGTTAGTTTCTACTGATAAAGGAGTTGTCGAGATTCGAAATATAAAGCCTGGAATGCTCGTGAGAACTCCTTTTGGGCTTAGAAAAGTTCTTGAGGTCCACTCAAAGAAAACCACAGAGCTTTTGGATATTAATGTTGACGGTAAGAACATTACAACAACCCCATACCACTATATCTTTACGCAACGAGGACTAGTAAGGGCCGATTCATTAAGGTATAACGATGTCATGGAATTTGACTCATTAATTTCTAGGGTGCTATGGAAGAAGATATATTCGAATTTCGGAAAGGGGAACGCTTTAAGAGGGTTCAAGAAGAACTTCCTGACTCTGAAGATGGCAGCAGGGAAATCCTTAATGGTAGCTTTTTTAAGTGGGACAAGTACGTTGACCGGCCTTGTTGCATGTGCGAGACTCCATTCTTTTGTAATAAGTACTCTACTAAGAAAACATGCAGTAAAGAGTGTGCAAAATTATCAATTAGCGCAAGCAAAAGAGGTGTTCGACATAACAGTTGAAACTGACAACTGCTATTATGCCAATGGATATTTAGTGTCCAACTCAGACGCAATGAGGTACCTTTCAGTATCACTTGCAAAGACATCAGACGGTCTTTCTGCGGCTGAGTTGGAGCGTAAGTATAGGGATGCAATTTATGGCGGGAACAGCCAATTCGCAGCACCATTTCAAGAGCCGAGGTTTTAGTTGAAGAATCGTAAGAGTCATGGTAGTTTCGACCTTGAGTTACTAAACATGGGCATCCAGCTAAGTGAGGAAGAGCCAATGAGAATAAGTTCAGAGAAAAAGAAACTGGAATTTTCAGTACTGGAATCACATGCAATTAATTGGGCTATTGATCGCCTTGACGAGGCTAGAGAAATTGCTGACAATGTTAACAGCTCTCTTGCGTTAGAAGTGCAAAAAGATCTACGAAACAAGAGTATTGCATTTGAAGCGTTCAACCTTTTAGAACTCTTGAAGCCATTGAGGCACTCCCATGAATCCCTTATATGCTGGGCCGAAGAGTTTACTAAAGAGTACTATGACAAGGCCTATGATCGTCCAGCCCACCCATTTAATTAGACTTAACACTGCTTTCTCTCCTATTCTATTCAGCCTAAGGACCCCCAACCTTAGGCTTTTTGCTTGCAATAGCTATAATGTAATTTTACAATGTCTCTAGATTAAATTACAAAGGAGCGGCCTATGATATTCCCTGACCTTGGGAACATTTATCTTAATGAAGGAGATAGGGGTATCTTAAAGAGGATGGATTCTTTCTATTCTACTTCAATATCCGTCAACCAGTCGTTTTGGTCTGAGGCTGACCTTGATACTCGCTTCATGGCAGGGGACCAAACACTCTGGTCGGATGTTTATGGATCTATCCAGCCTGGACTTCAAAGGCAGCAATTTAATTTCAATCGTATTGCTCGTATTGTTAATATGATAGATGGCCACCAACGTAACAATCGTAAATCTACTGTATGCGTGGGTGTTGAGAATGCAGATGATGAGACGGCTGACCAATTCACTAAATGCCTTATGTGGGTAAACAACCAGGAAGGCGTCCTAGAAACTATTTCTGACTCTTTCAGGGGTTCTCTTATTACTGGTATGAATCTTTTGCAGGTGTGGATGGATTACCGTGCAGACCCCGTCAGTGGAAACATTAAGGTTGATAACTGTTCATACAATCAGTTTCTTATTGATCCGTTCTTTCGCAAGGCGGACCTTTCTGATTGCAATGGTATATGGAAACGTTCATTTCTGACTAAACGTGAAGTGATAGCACTTCTACCTGACTATGAGTTAGATATAGTCTCAATGGCTGGCAATATGAACACTGATGGTCGGTTTATGTTTACACCGGAATCGTACTCATTTGCTCCTAAAAACTTACTGACGTATGACGAATTCTACTACCGTGATTATCGCAGGCAACAACTACTTGTTGATGCTGAGACTGGAGAGACTCAAGAGTGGCGTGGCCAAGACCCTGGCAAGCTCGAAGAGTTTCTTCAAATGTATCCACAAATATCCATGGTTGACACCGAGATACCAACCGTTAAGCTGGCAATCGTTGTTCAAGGCAGAGTTATGTATGATGGCCCACAGCCAACAGGCTTAGACATATACCCATTCGTATGCATGATGGCTTACTACTATCCTGAACTTGCTTACTATCAATATAGAGTTCAAGGGGTTGTTCGTGGTCTTAGAGATAGCCAATACCTGTACAACCGGCGTCAAGTCATTCAGTTGCGTATTCTCGAGTCACAGATCACTTCAGGCTGGAAGTTCAAGGAAGGCGCACTTGTTAACCCTAAGGATGTTTGGACAGTCCAAGGGGAAGGTCGGGGTATTGCAATAAAAGACACCGCTAACATGGACGATGTCCAACAGATTCAACCTCCTGGAATACCTTCATCAATGATGGAAATAACCAAGATGCTTGGTGAAGAAATCTCCCAAATATCAGGCGTTAATGAAGAGCTCCTCGGTTCAGCGCTTGACGACAAAGCAGGTATCCTGAGCATGCTTCGTCAAGGCGCTGGACTCACTACTCTTCAGGTGCTTTTCGATCATCTTGATCGTTCCCAGAAGCTATTAGGGAAGATCATGCTTGACCTTATCCAACTCAATTGGACTCCCGGGAAAGTTAAGAAGATCCTAGAGGGAGAGGAACCGACAGAGCAGTTCTATAACAAGGCATTTGGTAAGTATGATGCTGCTATTGAGGAAGGGCTAAATACCACTACTCAACGGCAATTGCAGTTCTCTCAACTTTTACATTTAAGGGAAGCCGGTGTACCAATCCCAGACTCTATGTTGCTTGAATCTTCTACTATGCAGAACAAGAAAAAGCTTATTGAATCAATGGAACAAGAGAAACAGCAGACTCAAGAACTGCAACAGCGGCAGGCTGAAATTCAGTTGCTATTGCTGCAGTCACAAATCGAGGAAAACAATGCCAAGTCCCAAGCAAATCTCGGTCTCTACAATGAGCGGACTTCCAGAGTTCAAGAGAACTTTGCCCTGGCTGAAGAAAGAAGAGCCGAGGCTGTACGCGATGAGACGGAAGCTACGCTTAATACTGTCAGAGCGCTTAAAGAACTTGAAGGCATTGATATTGCGCACATTAAAGAACTTGTAGCAATTCATACATTGATCAAACAACAAGAACTTCAGAATAAAGTTGACGGTGCTACTGCTTCTAAACTTGCGACACCAGAACAAGAAAAACAGGTGCAAGCACCACAAGGACAAGTAAATGAATCTCCTGCTACATCAGAAGGTCTGATGTAGAGATAGAGGTTAATACCTGGCGGCGCTCTGCGCTCAGCCGTTTCGAAAGGAAGACCAGCAATGGCAAAGTATAAAGATGGTGGAGTTATGATGAGAGACGTTAGATCAAGAGATGGTGACTCTATGTTTAGAGACGACGTAGCGGTTTCTAGAGACTCTAGTTCTAGAGATGGCGGGACAATGGTAAGGGAATCTGATTCGCTTCATGCTAATCTTCCTACTAAAGTGGCTATCCAGAGCTATCCAAACCCATACAGCTTCTTACCTGATGGCATGGATGATACTATTGTTGGTATTGATTCTCAAATAAAGCGGGACTCTCCTGTGAGATACCGTGGATTCAACCCGAGCAAGAGCTACTAGTAGTTAAGGCCTGCAAGAAGGAGCTTTTATGCAATACTACATTAGAAAGGGTTCCAATAAGTTTGCCCAGCCGCAGCCTATTAACGTGATGGAATCCCAGAAGCAACGCAATGACTTCAGGATTATTCCAACCGATGTTATTGGGACTTCCTGTTGCCCAGGGCAAGTTATTATTGGTTGCCTTGCTAACGAAACAGACATATTCTCACCTGAGGAGTTCTAATGCCGCAAGCATTCAGACCCAACAAGCAGGCTGAAAAGATTGTCTATGACATTCTAGGTAAACCAGCTTCGTTAGAGAATACTGAGTCTCCTTACAAGTTTAAAGACACAAGCAGGAGACTGCGGTTTGATGAAGAAAATCGTAATTGGTTAGGAACTTGATGGCTGAAAAGAAAATAAAGAAGGTTGAAAAGCACCTAAAGGGTGACATTAAGACCTCTAAGAAAGAGACTAAGGAAGACCGCAAACTCCTTAAGACTTTAAAGAAACCTGAGTTGAAGAAGTCTAAAAAGGACTCTGACGACAAAGGAGCAAAGAAGCTCGATAAGAAGAAGGTAGTGACTCCTAAGAAGAAGTCTAAATAAGTCTCGCTTTTATTCATGCATTGAACCCTCTACTTTACTGTAGGGGGTTTTGTGCGTCGTGACAACTCCACATTCTTTGCTATGATCTGGGTATGCAGTAAAAGAAGTGGAGCTAGTCCACACGAATTAGGAGAGAAAATATGACTAAAGAGACATTAGGAAAGATCATTCTTGATCTTAACGAAAAACCACAAGACATTGCTGAAGTTGGCGACTTAATGCCGTTGGAGCGGGAACGATACCTACGAGCGTTGCAGGATGCGGTTGATGAAGGAATCAAGCATTTTGACGGGGATTTCTATATAGAAGTTATGCTCAAGAAAGAGCAATTATTTCAACAAATGTTACCACGTATATTTGCCATACCCCGACAAACCTGTCCAACACCCTGGTATAACCAAGATGCATTCAAGTATAAGCGTAGTATCGGTACTTATATGTATTTATGGTCGGTGCCTTCACCTGAAAGCTGTGACTTTCTTATTGATAATGCCGATCAGCTCCCGATTGAATACCGAGAACTAATTGAGTATGTCATGAAGTACCGAGACCTCACTCTTTTGCGTTTATGTAATGATCTTAATGGGGAGAGCCATGGAACCATCGATCTCATAGAACCACCACGCACTTACTCAGGGATTTCAATACCATGAACAGGGAGCTCCTAACAATATGCGCCAACTGCTTCAATAAGCACGACAACCATGAACCAACATTTACACTGGTCAATTCCTACAAGGGCAGGAACCATATTTACCTTTGTGAAAACTGCATCCAGGAAGAGAAGAATATTAGCGATCGCAATAAAGAAATAAAGACAAAGGCCCTTAAAAGGGGCGTTAAACACCCTGTACTAGAAGTAAGCATTTTCGATAGAATGACAGTAGGCTGGGCAACAGAATAACCGGAGAAATCAATGAGCTTTGAAGTAGAATATGACAATGCTGGAAACGCTGTGCGAGCAAAAAGTAGCTCAAGCGGATACGATATTAAATTTGAAGCAGATGGTGCTGGTAAGGTAATTAACGAGTATCAATCACAGATATCACCCGTTGAAACCCCAGCGGATCAGCAACCAGAAAATACCCCGGATTTATCTTCGCAAACACCAGAAAACACCCCGGATATTAATACTTATGAACCCTCAGAACAACCAGAAGAGGTTGAGATTACCCCCGAAGAACAACCACGGATGGTTAAAGAAACGAAGGACTCATGGGGAGAACTGCGGGAGAAAGCGTGGCAAGCTGAACGCCGCGCCAAGGACTCAGAATACAAACTTGAACAAGCACTACTAAAGCATGAATATTCGGAACGCAAATCCGAAGTTACCTGGAACGAAGATGAACTTATAGAGGGCAAGCATCTTTCAGCTGTCGAACAAAAGCTGCAGGCAATGGAAGCGCGTCTCGCCAAATATGAGAGCAAGACAGCGGAACAATATGTAGAGTCTAAGCTTAAATCAGAACACCCTGACTTTAACTCTGTAGTTAGTTCAGAAAACTTAAAAAAACTGCAAGAGCAATACCCTGAATTAGCACAAGCGCTTTTTGCTGGTGAGGATCTGTTCGCTAAGGGCAAATCTGCTTATATTA